GTTCGGCGCCCCCACAATTATGAAAGGGTTCACACCCGAGGGGCGTGCGAGGGTATTGGCGGACCACTGGAGGGAGTTTGATGCTCCAGTGGCCGTCGGGCAGGACTTCAGCAAGTTCGACCAGCACATCAGCAGGCAGGCGCTCGAGTATGAGCATGGCGTCTACCTGTCAATGTATGGAAACGACAACGAGCTGCAGCGCCTGCTCGGGTGGCAGCTTCATAATCGCTGCTACGCCGACGCCCGTGACGGCAAGGTTAAGTACACTACCGATGGAGGGAGAATGTCAGGTGACATGAACACAGCGATGGGCAACTGCATCATCAGCGCTGCACTGCTGTGGGCATACGCAGACGAGAAGGGGATTCGCATCAAGGCCATAGTGGATGGCGATGATTCCGTGGCCATCATGGAAACGGCGGATCTCCAGAGGTACCTCCAAGGGATCGAGGGATGGATGCAGGATAAAGGCTTCCGGCTTGTCACTGAAGAGCCAGTTTACCAACTGTGCGATGTGGAGTTTTGCCAGTGCAAGTACGTGGAGTCTGAGCCACCAACGATGGTGCGCAATCCCGTTAAGGCCATCACCCAAGACCACGCCTGGGTTCTAGACCGCAGCATCACCCACCAGGAGGTGCTTGCGGCCACTGGCCTAGGCGGGCTGTCCCTGTACGGCAACATGCCCGTGCTTGGTGCATACTACGCCATGCTGGCACGCACTACGGAGCTCAGCACAAAGACTCTGGCGAAACTAAATTTCCAGAGTAGCTGGCTGCGGGATGCGGCTATGGCTGGGGGGGTGAGGGTGGAGCCTTCTGAGGCCACCCGTCTGGCTTTTTACAAAAGCTGGAACATCAGCCCTGGCGAGCAGAGGGCACTGGAGGCGGAGTTTGACACTCTGTCTCTGGTCCCCTCCTTCGCCGCCGATTCTACAAGAATACACAACCCTTCTCTCAAGGAATACAGGAGCTTTTACACGATTTGCACGACAACGTGACACAACAAACATTAGGAAAATGGCAACGCGCAAGAAGACTAAGCAGGTGGTGCAAATGAGGAGGCGCCCTGCGCGGCGCAACCTCGCCCAGCGGATTGGTGGATCGGATGAGTCCAAACTTCTGAATCTCATTATTGACCCCTGCGGGGCGGAATTGGCACATGGTTATGCCATGACGACACAGGGCGTGGTACAGCGGTTTAACCGCTTCATCACCCCTGTGGCCACCACTGAAACCGCTTTCGCTTATGTTTTTAACCCTACATCTCAATCCACGGTTGGTGGGTTTGCAGGTGTCGTTCAGAAGTTGGCGGTGGGCACTGGCGCGCCCACCAATGCATCATCTGGCGGCCCTGGGGAGACATTTTTGGAGACA